GCTTCAACTTCATGTTCCCCGTGCTCACAAACAGATACTACTGTACCTACTTCGTATTCTTTATCTGTTAGATATTTTTCTGCTAGATCGGCATACCTTGCAGCAGTAGCGGTACCATCAAAAATTCTTGCAAATATATCCGCATCTGCTGTCCTTGCTACTATACTATTTGCCGATGCTGTTGTTTTAGCACTTTTATAATTAGGATCAGTATCTGTTGCTGCATTGTCAATTTTTAATCTATCAGCCTTCGATGCTGTACCTAAAAATGCTGATGCTGTAATAGCGCCTGCATTATCTCTAACCGCTACAGTTTCTGCGCCGGTTACAATACTCGGAGAGTAAGATCCCAATTTAGATGCTGTTGTTGCAGAACCGGTTACATCACCTATAAGGTCTCCATAAACTAATGATCTATTACTTGTCGAACCTATAGTACCAAAAAATGTTTTATTAGACTTGTCAAACGCAATGGTGTCATCATTGGCTTTAAGGTTGCCTTTTAAACCTCCTAATGCATTTGCAATCGTAATATTAGTTGCTGCTACATTAGTTGCAACAACATCCCCAGTAAACGAATCTGCATAAACATTCAACCATTTATAGGTAGAAGTTCCTAAAGTATAAAATGAATTCACTCCTGGATTAATTCCGGTAGTTCTAATTTTGGCTACGTTAGTTTTTGTTGTGTCGTTTACCTGTACTCTGAAAACGATTGGTTGATCTCTACTAGTTTGACTGATAACTAATTGATCTTCGTCCCGTAACAGGTCAACCTGATTCGAATCTCTTGTTTCAACAAATATGTGTAGATCTAAATCTTGCCCTAATCTAAAACCTGCATCCGGAAAAGTCACCGAACCTGTAAACGATGTATTTGATTTTGTTAGGTATTCTGATGCATCTTGTCCGCCTAATTTAAGAGCATTCGATGCTGTTCCCCAATACAAAAATCCGGTTCCCGGTGATGTCACACCAGTGATTTGATCCGTGTTTACTAGAGTAACACCTCTTTTAATAACCGTAAATCCCGGAATAGCACTAGACGAACCTAAGGTAAATTGATCATCACTGTTTATGATAGCCGTTACAACATCAGCGGCAATTAGTTTAACGATGCTGTGAGGAGTTCCATTAGTATCTTGAACTACTGATCCCACGGCTGAACTGTTACCAAATTCTGGTGCCGCTGCTGGCCCGATTAAAACAAACTCAGATCCTGTCCATGTATATAATTGTTGAGCATTTTGATCAAACCAAAAATCCCCTGCTGCTAAGCCTGTTGGAGCAGATGTACTAACTTCAGCACCGCTGGCGCTTTTAAATTTAGATCCGTCGTAAAATTTTAATTTTTTTAGAGTCGAATCATACCAAATCTGTCCGGTAACTGGTTTAGGAGGTGCTGTAGTATTTGAGAAATTTTCTAAAAGATGTAAAAAATTCTCATTTTGTATTTCGCCGTAGCCAGCATAGTTCTTACCAATGAACCTAAGATCTGTGGTATTATCGATGGTTCCATCAGATACAGATGTTAAAAATGTACCGTTAAACCTGTTTACTTCATATGCCATTTATCTGCTCCAAATTATCAATGTATTTATTTTACAGTCTTCCCACTACTACTTCGATAATACCCTCGATGCCGTCAAAATCTTCCAATGCTTTCCCGATAATTGTTCCAATTCTAGGATCCATTGTAGGTCTTGCGTAGCCGTTACCACCACTAACTAGCATGTCTCCCTTTCGTATTTTTCCTCTTACTTTACAAGGAACCCTACCTTGTAGTGCTAGTGCAACAACATTTTCTCCTACCAAAGCACCGTTCATTAAATGAGCAGGTCTAGTCGATACTACGCCTGCTACTCTACGTGTTTCATCTTCTGCTAGAGTAACTTCAAATTTTCCACCAAACTCTAATACTGTACCGGGCTCATAAGCATTATCTGCTTGATAATTTTCTGCTAAATCAGCATACTGTGCCTTAGTGGCTGTGCCTGAAAATAATCCTGTAGTATAAACATTATTGGCGCCCATATCTAAAGGCTTATTCAGTGTCATTTTATCACCGGATGCACTATAAAGAAATCTCGCGTTGGCTCCATTAATAATAACTCCTGCCCCGTCTGCTAGTACTTGATTGGTAGTATCGGCCGCGATAGTAAATGTCAAATCGTCGATAGATACATCAATTGAATTTACTGTAGTCACTGTTCCATTTATAGTAAGATTTCCGGAAACTGTTAAATCTCCGGTAACAGCAACCGCATTGTTTCCGGCTGTAGAAATTATACTCTGTGTATAAATTGAAGGAGCATTTACAACATTACCAAAATATCTATTAAATCTTTTGTCGTTATAACCTAAATCAACACCGGCATTCGATTCAGGAGCGATCAAAGCAGTGCCGGCTGCACCTAAACTTAATGCCTGATCACCCCCTACAAAGAATACTGTAGTTTTTTGTGAGGCTACTGAGGTATCCTTGACTCTAAAATTTATCCCATTAGAATTTTCTGTTTCAATTAACGGTAAATTTTGTGTAGAATTTTTATATATTTTAAGTGCAGATGAAGATATATTAATACCAGCATCGGCTACTGTTAAAGAATTTAATGTGCCTACAGAAGTAAGGCTTGATTCTAGAACATTATTTGCTAATCTAAATCCAGTTAACGTTGATGCCTCTGCCGGAACAGTAACGTCTTGAGTACCGTTAAATTCTATACCGTTGATTAATCTTGCTACCTCTAATCTAGAAGCAGAAGTAGCGTTACCAACTAATCTTGGACCTCTAACTTCTTGGGCTTCGATTATGTTAAATGTACTTGTACCTATGTTCGTAGAAACATTACCTGCTAGATTTCCTACAAAATTATCAGCAGTTATTGACCCTGCAGAAAAATCTCCTGCTGAATCTCTAGCCACTACTGTGCCTATAATATTACTACTACTGGCATTAACTTCCCAAGTAGTTTCAGCACCACCATCAAAATCGCTACCAATTAAATAATCACCTGCTACTAACGATTCTGTTGTAGAAGACTTAACCGTAATATTAATAGTTCCGTCAAATGGAACTCCATTAATGTTTCTTGCTGTTTGTAACGAACTGGCTGTATCCGAATTACCGTTTATATCGCCTTTAATTCTAAAACCAGTTAGTAAATTTATACCTCGAATAAGTGTTGAAAACCCCGCAACCGGCGTTGTAGATGAAATAACAAAAGCACTATCGGTAATTACACCATAGACAACTTCGTCGATGGTTAATAAAATAACAGGTCTTTCAATGTTTAGAGAATCTTTTAATTTTACACTTTTAAATTTTGTAGTACCAAATCCGGGTATAGATTCCGGTCCTATTAATTTCCACCCGCTATTGAATACGTATAATTGTTCAGTGGTAGTATCTAACCACAGTGCTCCAGGATTAGGTGCTGGCGGAAGGTCTGATACATCGGCAGAAGCGGCCGATCTCCATGCATCTCCATTGTAAACATTTAATCTATTATTGGCCGTATCGAACCACAACTGACCAGATATAGGACGTGAAGGGGCAATTCTGTTAGAAAAGTTTTCTAATAAAAACAAAAAATTTTCATTCTGTACTTCACCATAACCTGTATAATTCCTACCTACTAGAGTTATACTAGTAGAAGTATCTAAGGTAGCGTCGTCTACTGTTGTAAGTTGTGTACCACTGTATCTGTTAATTACGTATGACATTCTTGCTCCTAATTATGATATAAACGTCCAGGCACCTGCTACTAGTCTATATAATTTTACTACCCTAAACACAGATATTCCAGGAGCAGGTATAGTAGCAGTTGTAAATGCCACGTTATTAACACCGAACGCTGTGCCTCCAGGAACTAAAGATGCTGGGGCATCTGGAGTAATAAATTCTGTACTCGAGGTAGTTAAGTAGGTATTAATGTTAAGTGTAGATGTACTGTTAGAAATAGAAGTACATAAAATTCTTGCATTTGTTCCGTTTCTAAATTCGGCAGGGGGTGCCACTAAAGTTAACCATCCTGCAATGCCTGCATTTGAAATAGCATCGGATACATCAAGACTAAAAACTAAACTTCGAGTTTCTACAATTTCATCTACGTATTCTTTAGTTGCTGCATCTTGTGCCGAGAACGGATCTTGCAATCCTGTAATTCTAGGACTGCCGATTAATACAACATTTCCACTTCCGTTTGGTTCTAATTCTAAATCTTGGTTTGCAATTAAAGTAGAAATGCGATTGTTTTGTAATCTCAAATAAGGTGTAGGAGGATTTCCTGATCCCGGAGGCAATTCAGGACCGATAGTCAATGTTGTCTGCGTACCAAAAGATGTAACGCCCGGAATACTAGTAATACTCGGTCCCAGACTATTCCAGGTAAGTACTTCTCTTACTACTCCAAACGGATCTTTAACCCTATACCCTTTTCCTGATTCCAGCACCAAATGTTCAGTACTAATCCACGCTGCTTCTGCTTGACTCCAAACTAACTCGTGGTCAGAGGCTCCTTTTAATATCAATCCTCCACCATTTGCATATGCATCATTGTTTGAAGATGAATCTCCTAGATTGGCTAGAACAATATTTTTATCTTCGACTACTAGAATACTTGTATTAACTGTTGTCACGTCACCATTAACTGTTAGATCGCCGCCAATAGTAACATTTCCACCAATTATTGTAGAACTGGCAGGGTTATTAGCATACAATCCCAAAGTTTGATCAGCGGTCGATACGGCTATAACATCATCAACTGCTGCACCGCGTTTTACCTTAATTGTAATATTTCTATTTTCTGCATCGTTTTGAAACTGAACATTTCCATCAACAACAACAATCTGTGCCTGCTGGCTATCGCCCACTAATAAACCGTTATTAGATGTAATTGTTAATTGACCGTTAATAATATTATCTGTATTTCGTTTTAGATAGACAGATGCAGGCTCATTACCTAAGTTTTCAGAATTAGTAGTGGTGACATCAAATTTTAAACCTAAAAGTTCTCCCTGATTAAATCCTGGGATAACTGCTTTACCTGCAGGACCGAATCCTATCATAGGTAATTTAATCTGGAACGCCGCTGAAGAAAATAATCCTAGTAACAATCCGTTATTCCAAAATTTTGTAATTACTCGTTGTTGGTTTTGATTATCTAAAATATCTATTACTTCTAGACCACTTTTGCCTTGTGTAAATGAGTAGGCTGGCCCGAGCAACAATACACTTCCACTACTGTCAAAACAAAAATAAAGTTGTCTATCAACATCGTTAAACCATAAATCCCCGACACCTAGATTGGCTGGTTGTGTGCTAGATATTGTTGCTGAACTAACTGGTTGAAATTGTGTTCCCGAATATACCTTTAACTTATTTTCGTTAGCATCGAACCATATTTGACCTTTAATAGGATTAGGTGGTTCTGAACTACTAGAAAAATTTTCTAGTAATTTGATAAAATTCTCGTTTAGAAATTCTCCGAAGCCACTATAGTTTTTTCCAATTAACACAAGATCAGTTGATAAATTATCAACCTGTCCATCTGCCACTGTAGCAACTACTGATCCGTCTGTTTTGTTTACAATATATGCCATTTTTTATTCCATTAGAATGCCGCTGGGCCGCTTCGAATAATATAATTTAAAGTAAGATAAGGATTTAATGTGGCTACGGGCTGTGCTAGAGACACCGATGCCTTGATCCCACCAGAACTGTTCAAGTATTGTGCTTGCCCTGGTGCCGTTGGTCCTAATCCAGGTCCTGGTGCTGTTCCTACTACCACTGTCGGATCAACCCTTACAACATTAAATTGTCTATCACTGTTAGGTGGTCTTAGTGTATGTTCATGTTCAGGCAAATTACCTAAACTTAAAACTGTATCTGGAGATCCTCCGGCTCCGCCTAAGTTGGCAGCACCAGATCCAGGAACACGACCTGCTGCGCCACCCCCCGAATCGACTGGCCTACCTGAACTTGTAGGAACTGTCTGTCCGTTATCCATAGCGTCTTTGCCTAACGGAAATCTACCTCTCAGGTCTGGTAAAACAAATGTGTTAACACCTCTAGTAGGAGTTCCGTAAGTATTCCCGATGACGTCAAATAATTTGCTAAATTTTGCTTTTTCTACTTCCGAACCGTCACATAATAGATATCCTGCAGGAACGTTTATACCCGCATAAGGCATTATGGCTCCAATGGGCACGGCTAAATCATATACAAATACATCTCTAGATTGTTTTAATAAACCTGTACCTTCTCTGAACGTTAAAACAAAATCGTCCTCAGTCGATACATTAGGAAACGGCTCTGGTTTATTATTGATAATTTCAGAAGTTAATTGTGTAGTGAACTGTTTTGTATAACCGCCTACTGCACCGTCAAAAGTAAGAATATTAGATTCGACGTCGCCTAATATTTGAAAAGACGATATTTGACGAAGATTTGTTGCAGTCCTAGCATTTCCAGCAATATCACCGTCAAGTACTCCTTTTAAAAAATCTGCTCTTACAGTTTCAACGTATATTTCTTTATATTTTTTAGTAGATGATCCGAGATTATTAACTAATGTTGTTGCCGGTGCAACATCTTTCGTCGAAATTGTACCGTTTACCTGTAATTCGGTTCCAACTAATAAATTTTTACCGATGGCTGCACCGCCAGCAGTTCTAAATGAACCGGCATCAAAATTTACTGCTGGATCAGTTCCTGCAATAATAATGTTAGCCGTAGTTTTAATTGTTCCATCAACATCTAACTGATACTGAGGACTTTCTACGTTTATGCCAACTTTATCGCCGATAATTCTAACTGTAGTATACTGAGCCCCATCTCTTTTTACATCAAGATCGAGAGAACTACCATCTGTACCATTATAGATTTTTGCGGCAGTTGCTGTATTAGTAATTTTAAATTGACTGTCTGCACCTAAAACTAATCCAGCATTATTTCTAATAGTTAAACCAAACTCAGTTGTGTTTGCTGTATCTGTTCTAAGAAATTTCGTCGAAGGAACGAATTCTGTATTAACACTAAGACCGTCTGCACTAGATGCGATACCATTTACCACCGGAGTTGCGCCGGCAAACGCAGCAAGTTCTGTAGCATCGTTTGGCTGACTGATATTAACACCTGAGCGTATTAAATCGAAACCAGGAATAGTAGTTTTAGGTGTAAAAGAATCTTTACTAACAATCGCTACAGGTACATCTTCAACTAATAGTTTTACAACCCTTCTAGGATTATTATCAGAATCATTAAGTGTTTCTATTACTGTACCAGTTCTTAAACCACTTTCAGTA